AAGCGTGATCGTCGTAGCCCCGCCAACGTAATAGATGCCGCCTGAAGTGCTGTAAGGGGCCGCGGGCGTCAACACGCCGCCCGAAATGGAACTGCTTGCCGCGCCGCCGCCGATCATGGCTTTCCAGTACTCCTGGATGCCAATGATGGATGTTCCACTGATAGCCCGCACGCGCGCCTTGAGATACTGGCCTGCAACGTCCGTCAGGTAGACTTCATTTACGAGGTACGTGGCCGAACTCACACCGCGCGGAGTGTTCGCTACGGTTTGCAGTTGCCCAGGCCTGACGGTCGCGCAAAGTGGTTCAACGATCTGGTCTGTCTCATACTCCACCTCGACAACCGGATTCTTCCGCGCCGCAATGACAGCCTCAGCCGCAAGCAACGCTTGGACCTGCCCGATCTCCCGCTCAGCGTAACGCTCATACCGTCCGCTGCCGCCGTCTTCTTGCGTGATCGTCGCCGTGATGTCGCTGGAGTCTTCCGCCGTCACTACGTCGGCCCCGAGTTTTTGATAGACGACGGTAAGCGTGTTGCCGCTGGTCAGCACGTCGCCCGCCGCGTCTTGCCGGATCTTGGTTGACGCGAACTCCCAGTACCACTCGCGGTCCGTGTCGGCCAGGAATTGCCCGATCTCGGCAACCTGCCCGTCTACGCTGATACTGACGATCTGCGCCAGCCGGTGCGCGAGTGTGAACGTCCGCGCAGATCCGTCGCCCGCGAACGATTCCGTCTCGCTGACGATCTGGTTCCAAGGCACCCGGGTGAGGATCGCGTTTACCTTGTCTTCCCGGGTGCGGCGGATTCGCAGTGAGCGATAGTTGCCGCTGGTCGTGGAGACGTTGAACGGCGCGTTGGCAAACGTGCGCGGCTTGAAGTACAGTTCCCGCTCCTCGTCCATCCACACAGCGAAGCCGCATAGTTGGGCGAGTTCGTTGATCGCTTCCATAACGCTGGTGTTGGCGTCGAACGTCACCACGTCAAGCACCGCGCCCGCGTCCACGTTCGCGGTGCCGATGCCCTCATTTGAGGCGTAGTTCGTGACGAGGTCTACCACGACGTCGCCCGCGCGAGTGGTGAGCAGGACCTGGTCCAGCGTGCCGTCGTCCAGGATGTTTACCGCACTGCCGCCGCTCGTCAGGGATAGCTGGAGCGTGCTCCCGGATGCGCCGATGACAAAGTACTCGATGGTTGCATCGAGCCCGTCGCAAAGCGTTCCCTGCGCGTGCGCCTTTACACGTACCCGGTCCCCGTTGCTACGGCCGTGCGCGGATACCGTCGTCAGCGTGTCCGTTGCCGGATTGGCCGTAAAAAGAAAGGTGCCGTCGTAGTGCGCCGGAAGAGACGTGCTCGGGTTGTAGCAGCGCCGCCGATCCAAGCGCTGCTCCCAAGTGATGCCCCGGATATCATAAAACGCGCCTGCGGCTGAGCCCGCCTCAGTGATCGAAACCTCGGATACCTCATCGACCGAACCGGCCCATAGCTTCGTCCCTCCGTCCCAAAGCTCAATCTCTTGGCCTTGCTCGGGCCGATAGGAGCCGCTAGTCGAGATCACGCGGACATTGAAAGATCCACGCTGCCCGGCTGTCGCCGCAATGTTCAGCGAGTAGTGAGCGATTTCGCGGATAGCGCCGTCGATGTAGACGTCTAGGCTCACTTCGGGATGACTCCAAGTTGCTTGAGTTCGCGGGTGATCGCTTCGAGCATCTGGCGCGGGTCGCCGCCGTTGACGTTGATGGTCACCGAGGCCGCGCCGCCACCGGCAACGCTCATCTGGCGCGTCTCCATGCGGATCAGCGAGTCCCAGATGTCTTTCAGCTTCGGCAAGTACTCGTTGTTTTTTTCGAGCAGGTGTAGCAGGTGGATCTGTGAGAACCGAACTTCCTTTTCGATCAGGTCCAGCGTCTTATTCATCCCGGCCATCTGGAAATTGCCGATGACTCCAGACACCAGCGAGCCGATGCTGGTAACCATGCCGAGGATGCCGCCCGACGCAGCGGACACGGCAGAGCCTACGCCACCTTGAGCGCCGCCACCGCCCGACGCGCCACCGCCACCGGAGCCGCCGAGGATGCCGCCAATCTTCGCGCCCACGCCGCCAAGCTTCGTCAGTAGCTTGCCCAGCAGCTTGATGCCTTCGTTGACCGCGAACTCGATGCCGGTCCGCAGAAGCCCATCAACCGCCGCGTTGCCAACCTTCCGCATCGCTTCACCGATACTCTCCGTCCCACGGATGATGTTGACCACGGCGCGGCTGAAGTCGGTCTGGATCGTGGAGACTTGGCGCGAGATGCCCGTGCGGAGGTTCTTCCATGAGTCTTGCGCGCCCCGCGCGGTCTGCCGGATGATTTCAAGGTTGCGCTGGGAGGAGCGGGCCGCGTCGGAGCCGTCGAGGACCGCGCCACCGGGAAGGCCGGGGACGTTCGGCGTCGGCAGGTTGCGAATATCAACAGTCGATCCGCGAAGCTCTGGAGCCTCTTCCGTGATACGCAGTTCACGCAGCGCAGCGTTGGCCGCTTCCGCCGCGCTGCCGTACTTCGCAAGCGCTGCGACGCCATCAGATAGCCGCTGATTGTAAGCGGCGGTGAGAAGCGCCAAGCGCTCTTTGATGACAGCAGAATTGAACTCAGCTTCGTAGGTATGGACGACGCCCCTGCCATAGTGCTGCACCAGTTCCGTTGCCTTTTCGATGACAGGATTCAGCGTCTGAACTTCGGTCTTCGTCTTCTCAACGCCGCGCGAGAAGCTCAGCAGGTTCTCATACCCGTCGTTAATCTTCGGGTTCAATTGACCTTGCGCGATCAGGTTGTCCTGGTAAGTCTTGGTCAGCCCGTCAAGGAACTGCTTGTTCTGCGCCGCAGCCTTCGCCTGATTGTTGAGCGCCGTCTCGGTGCGCGTCAGCGGCTCCAAGAGCGAATAGATGCCGGTGGCGATGGCCGTGAAGCCCGCAGCTTTGCCGAGGACCTGCATGGTCACGCCAAGGCCGCTCAGCGCACCGGCGACGCGATTGATAGCGGCGAAGACAACGCCGCCCTTCTCAATGAGCGTGCCAAGCGCGACGATCACCAGTGGCGCTGCGGTGGCAACCGCCCCAAGTTGGATCACGAGTCCCTGCGTTGCGGGGCTCAGGTCGTTGAACGCGCCTGCCAGTGCCTTCGCGCGGTCCACGCTGGGATTGATGAACTCTTCGAGTACTTTCTTCCCAATCGGCAGCAACGACTTCCCGAACTCCGCCGCCGTCTCAAACGCGGATTCCTTCAGGTTTTCGAGCGAGTTCGCAAACGTCGCCCCGGAGCGTTCGCCCTTGCCGAGTTCGGCGACGATGATGTCGATGAACTGCTTCGAACTAATCCCGAGACGTTCGAACGTCTTTGCGGGGTCGCCCAGCGATTCCGGCCCGAACTTCTCGCGCATGATCGCCGCGATCTGCGGAATGCGCTCGATGATGGGGTCGAGGTTTTCCTTCGTGACCTTCCCAACGGCGGAAAGTTGGGACAGTTGCCGGATCACCTCCCTGAAGTCTTCCTTTCCGCCGCCAACCGTCGCCAGGGCGTTCCCGAGTTCCATCATGATCTTGCGGGACTCGTCGGCACTACTGCCGAGGGTCTGGAGCCTGATGGAACCCTGTACCGCTTCCTGAAGGCCAAGGCCAGGGAGCTTCGAGACGACCTTCAGCCGCTCCAGTTCCTTTCCGGCCGCCGCCGAAGATTTCATCGTTGCGGTGAGGCCCTTTTCAAGCTTTTCCATGTCCGCAGCCGCTGCGAGAGCACCCGCGCCCGCCGCGATCAGCGGAGCACTGAAGCCGATAGACAGGGACTGTCCAGCCTGCGACATCGACGCGCCAAACCGCTGGATCTTGCCCAGGCTCGCGTTCAGCTTCTTGTCGAAGTCGTCGGTAGACGCTCCGATGCGAACGATGAGATTAGACAGTACACCCATTAGCGTTTAGCCTTTGCTTGCTGCATTGCCTTTTCTTGTTCGTCGGCCTTGATTTTCAAATATGCGGCCCATTCAGCGAACTCAGACGACGGCATTTCGTCGAGTAGCCGACATACGGGCATGTGGAGGATTTCGGCGAGCGCAAATGCGAATCGGCGCTCGCCCTCTAGTTTTTTTCGAGGTCCTTGGCGGTGTCTTCGGTCATGCCGGAGAGCCGCAGAATCTCCGTCACTACGCGGTCGAGAACCGCGCCCGACTTCTGTAACAGCGCGTCCTGGTGCGCGGGCTCGAACACCTTCGCGCCGTTCTCGTCGGTCAGCGTGGCGATAACCAGACGCACCACTGCCAACGCGGGCGTCTTCTTGGCGTCCTCGCCAAACTTCACCCGCTCGGCCGCCGTGATTTCACGGATGCCCACCGTCACGCCCCATTCGGGGACTTCCACCGTCGCCGTCTTGAGTGGTACGGCGAGGATTCTATCTGCAATGCTCATGAGTCTCCTTAACTTGCTGCGTAGTCCAGGACTCCATGAACGGAGAACTGAACGTTCTGTTTCACGGTCTCGTTCACGCCGCTGGTCGTGCCTTGGCTCGACATCATGGCGCCGAAGACATACCGATCAGCGCCGCTGACGTTCAGGTAGCAGGCCACGATAAAATAGCGCGCGCCATTCGTGAAGAAATACTCGTCCTCGTAGAATCTTTGGAACGAACACGTCGCCTCGCGCATAACGCAAGTGCGCTCTTTCCACGCGTCCCCGAAGGTCTGCGTCTCTTCGAGCATCGGCTGAACATCCAGCGTCCACTCGAAGCCCTGAGCGGCCTGGGCCAGCGTCAGATACTCGCCGGTCACGGTGATGGTGCCCGCTGGCGTGTAGTCGCCGAAGTCAATCTTCCCCGTCCCAAAGGCCACCTGATACCGGCTGGCTGGCACCGTCGCGACACCGTCGAGGACGGTCAGCGTTGCGTTAGGATTGATCGCCCGCTTCGCGGCGTCGGTGATTTGATAGACACCAGATCCGAGCGAGGTGGTGGCCTCGCCCGTCATGCTGGTGCCGGAAACACTGGCGATGTAGATGTCGGCATTACGCCCTGCGAGAACAGCCATGGTGCCTCCTTAGGCGTAGGTCAACGCGCCGGAACCCGTGACGGTGTAGTTCACGGTCACGAGCCCGTTTTCAGCCGCCGCAATCGAAGCCTGAACGAATGCCGTACCGCTGTAGTAGTTCGTTCCGTCGATGTAAAACCGCGCCGCTACGGTCGTGCCGCCAAGGAAGGCGGTCTGCATGGCGACGTGCCCGTTGGTGTCCGTATCGTCAAAGCGACCGCTTGCCGAGCCGCTCCATTCGCGAATCGTTGCGGATCGCTCTTTCCAGACGTCGCCGAACGCTTGGGTTTCCTCAAGGCCGGTAGACACGTCCAGTGTCCAGTTGTCGATTTCTGCTACTACGTTCGTGCTGAGCCGGAAAGAACCGGCATTTCCTGCCATGATCGCCATAAGGTCTCCTTAAAGGTCGTGAATGAAGTCGAACTCCAGCACTGTCGCGTAGAGCTTTGAATCGGTTTCGAGGGCGTCTTCGTACTCGTTGCGTCGCCCGTTCAGGTGGGTGCTTTTCACGCCGAGGCCGGAGGCGTCAGCGATGGCCTGCTCTTGGCCGATAATGGCCGTGTAGACGAGGTCCGCCAGGTCGTCGGATGCCTTCGGGTTGCCCTGCGCCATGCAGTACAGCGACACAGGGCGGCGTGTTGCGGTCGGAATCTGCCGCCCGATGGAGTGGAACGGCTGGTCGTCCATCGTTTCGATGATAATGGCTGGGTACTTCGTCACTCGCCCCTGATCGGCGTGGGCATCGAAGACGCGATCGGCCACGACGGTCACCACGTCGGGCACGGTTTGCAGGTAGCGAAAGAGAGCCTGATAGATTCTCATGCGGCCCTCGCGATGGCGTCGAACGCGGCTTTAACGCGCTGCTCCAGGAGTCGCTTGATCCGCAACCGCTGCGATTTGATCGCAGATTGAAAGAACGGATTTGGCCGGCTGCCGGGGTGCTGGATCTTCGTCCGCACCTGATCGCCAACCCGCGCAAGCCATTGGAACGCTCGCGCCGCTATCCGCATTTTCTTTCCCGCGATCGTGTGGGTTTTCGTTCCGAACTCGACTAGATGCGCGTGGGGCGCGGCATCTTTGAGCGTGAAGGCGAAGGCCTGCAGGAAGTTCTTGTATTTGCGCCCAGAGGCGGCCCTGAGCGATTTCCGCAGGCCGCCCGGTTGATAGGTCTTCCCGCGCTGGCGCGTTGCGTAGGGCGCGATTGGTGCGCGGCGCGCGGCCTCGTCGCGGATCATCTGCGCGGATTCGAGAAGCGCCTGCCTGATGGGTTCGCCCGTCGCCGTCGCCTGCAGTCGCTTGATCTGCTGCGTCAGGTCGTCAATCCCGGAAACGGTGATCGCCCGAACTTGTCGCGCCATTAGATCAGCACCTCAGTCGCCTGCATCGTGAGCATTTCGTCGCGTTCGTCAGGGTTCAGAATGCTCTTGATGTCGAAGTATCGGGTCCGGCCAGTCTTGAGGTCGTCGTAAGCGATACGCATATCCGGGGCGAGTCCAGGCAGG